TTTTAGCAGTTTTTGAAGACTCTAACAGATGTGTGGAAATGTGGAGAAGTTTAGGATTATTAACTTTACAACCTGCAGATAATGCCTAAAACTAGTAGAAAATTTGATTGGGAAATTTTTAACGAGAAAGGAGAGTTTATAGATATGCTCTCCTTTACTCGTAACGAAGCTAAAGAGTATCACAAACAATTTCCCAAATATACAATGCAAGAAGTTTGCTATTCAGAAAATGGAAAATACGCAACATGGTAAAATAGTCGCTAAGAAAGACGGGATCTATACAATCTACGTTTTACAATTAGATACAAATGAGTATCTAATGGTAACTAAATTACCTAACTGGGGCGCATATAATCTAAATATAGGAGATAGTGGCTTTTTAAAATACGAAACTGCTCAAGCAGGTGATCAGTATTATAATCGCAAAACAAACTCCTATCAAGTTTATCAATACACAGGTGTGTATTTCAAAGACTTTATTAAAGATCAACAACAATTAAAAGATATTATACTATGAAAGAAAATTATATTTTATGGGTGACATCAAAGCTTATAAATGGAAAGACAAAAGATTAACACCTGATCGAAGTGAAATAGCAGCTGAGTATAATATGATCGACATGGGGGAATACGAACTCCAACATGCTTATGACCATTGCAAACACATGCTGTATAATACAGATAGAAATAATTTAGGACGTATGCTCGTCTTAGATGAAATTTCTCAACAGTTAGAATATTGTGGAGCTGAACTAGCTCTACGATGGTTTAAACAACAAACTGATGCACAAGGTAATCTCTTATGGACTGAGGATAATCTAATGATAAACTTACGGACCTGGATGGCTTCTATACCAAACTACGATGAGTCTAAAGTTTATCGTTTACAAGATTTTCTCGATGTTCCACCTGAGTATAAAAGTATTAGTATAAAGGCACTTAAAGATGCCTGCCGAGATAATCTAGGTTATTTTAATCACTCTAAATTATCTCTATCTTTTATTTTCCGGTTAGGTATTTATTTTAAACCCGAAGAGCTGGCTGATATCGATAGACGAACACTTAGTAATACTCTTCAGGAAAAATTTGATATATTAAAATATCAACTAGGTCTGAAAGAGGATGTAAAACTAAAAGCAAATCCATCTGGACTTACTGAAGCAGAATTTCGTGATATGATCCATTTAAAAAAGCACAAAGGCTTTCAAAAATGTAAATATTCCGAAATGACTACTAGTCAATTGGAAACGCTGCGAAAGAAAGTGCTATATGCATTTGAAGAAGAAGTACTTTTCCAGGTAGAAACGTGGAAAACACTGATGAAGCAAATCCAAGAAGTTGCTGAGTATAAACACTATAACTTACGATAATGGAACAGACAGAACGGTTTGAACAAATTACTAAAGGAATGTGCAGTCTCTATGCTAAAAAGAATAAAGATTATGGAGACTCTTTTAGTAAATCGCTAAGTAAATATGGTCCCATTGCTGCTCTAACTCGTATTAGTGATAAATTTAATCGATTAGAATCACTAATATTGAAAGGTAGTAGTGAAATCACTAGTGAAAAATTAGAGGATACTCTTATTGACCTAGCTTCCTATTGTATAATGACTAAAATGTGGTTGGATGATATATCTAGTCACTACTAATCAAACACTATTTGAGTCTGATTTTTATACTATTACTGATGTAGAGTCTTCCTTACAAATGATGGCAGATTGGGATTTGATTCAATTGGATTCAGAAACTAATGGCCGAGATCCACATCTTTGTGATTTACTCTGTGTTCAGTTTGGTAATGATAAAGCAGACGTTAGAATGGTACTAGACTGCTCGTCTTATTCAATAGAATTATATAAAGAACTATTAGAAAGTAAGTTATTGCTGCTTCAAAATGCCAAGTTTGATCTGCAATTTCTATATAAACATCACATTATCCCTAGGAAGATTTATGATACAATGATTGTGGAACAATTGTTGCATTTAGGTTATCCTGCAGGTCAGATAAGTTATAGCTTAAAAGCTATAGCTGATAGAAGATTAGGGATTGATATTGATAAAACAGTACGAGGAGAAATTATTTGGAGAGGGCTTGATACTTCAGTCATTTTATATGCTGCTGGAGATGTAACATATCTTGAAAAGATTATGCGGTCTCAAATGGAGGATCTAAAAAAGCAGGATTTAATTAAAGCGGCTCAATTGGAAAATCGGTTTGTTCCAGCAATATCTTATTTGGAATGGTGCGGGATTCATCTTAATCAAACCAAATGGAAAGAAAAGATGAAGAAAGACCAAGCTAATTTACAAAATGCTATTACTGCCCTTAATTCTTTTATAGAAGAAAAGGCAGGAACTGATGGTTATACTGTAGAACAGGATTTTGTTATCAGAAGAGCTAGAATAGTTCCTGGTGTTTCTCCGTTACAAATTGAAACTTTTGAATTTCCAGAAAATTCTATTGAAATCCCTAATAGCAGAAGAAAAGTACACTCCGTACAAGAAGCGTGTAATAACGAACCTGAAATTGTAACTGATAACATTGTTACTAGAATAAAACGTAAATTTCCTTTTTGCGAAGTTAATTTACAAGGGGATCTATTCTCTGGATTTAACACTAAGCCTAAATGTATAATTAATTGGTCTAGTTCAAAACAGGTTATTCAAGTAGTTAAATGGTTAGGTTTTGATACCACAGTTCAAGATAAGAAAACAGGAGAAAATAAAGACAGTGTTCTCGAAAAATCGTTATCTATACAAAAAGGCATAAATGACGAGTTTCTTAAATTATATTTTAACTATCAAGAATATGCTAAAGTAGTTTCTTCTTTTGGACAAGGACATCTTAATGCCATTAATCCGATTACTGATAGAATACACACTGTTTTTCGTCAATTAGGTGCCGCCTCTGGAAGAATGTCTTGTGGTTCTAATCAAGGCAATGTAGATTTGGCCAAATATAAAAATATTCCATCAGATCAGTGCACTTATCCAAATATTCAACAATTACCTCATGATGAAGAAACTAGAGCCTGTTTTGACGCTCCTGAAGGGTATAATTGGGTTTCCTGTGACTGGTCTGCTGCAGAAGCACGATTAGCTGGAGATATCTATAATGATCAAGCCATTAAAGATATTTTCTTAAATAATATAGATTCCCATAGTATGTATGCAAAAATATTCTTCAAGCAAGAACTAGAAGGGATTGATGTGCACGATATTAAAAAGCTCAGGCCTGACTTAAGACAAAAAGCAAAAGGACCCGAGTTCGCTCTATCCTTCGGAGGAGGTGCTCGAGCTATTATGCAGGCTATTCAATGTTCACAAGAAGAAGCCGACGAAATCATTAAAAATTATGAAGAAGGTTTTAAAGGAACAGCTGATTTTGCAAAAAAAGGAGAGGCTTTTGTTAAGGATCATGGCTATGTGCTAATGTGTGCTGAGACTGGTCATAAAATGTATTGGTGGGATTGGGATAAATGGAAAGAAAAACAAAAACAATACACTCCAGAGTTCTGGGAAGAGTATAAAAACTTTTATAAGCCCAATCATACCATAGAGTATTTCGAAGTTAAAGAACATTTTAAAGTTGCATCTAAATGGAGTCGAATGGCGCGTAACGGGCCTACACAGGGTAGTTGTGCCGTAGCATTAAAGCTGGCTATTACTAACTTTTTTAATTGGATTGTAGATAATGGTTATTTTGGTAAAATAGAAATTGCAGCATTAGTTCATGATGAATGTAATTGTATATATCCAAAAGAACTTACGGATGTTCCTAAAATATTGCAAAAATTTATGGAAAATGCAGCGGTTCAAATTTGTAAATCATTGCCTATACCAGCAGAAGCAGAAGTTTCTGACCATTGGATTCATTAAATGATTATGACTCGAACAGAAAGACAAGAATTAGCAATAGAACGTTGGAGACAAGCTGGAGCTAGGAATACTATAGTAGCGGCTACGGGTGTGGGTAACTAAATTTAAAAAATATGAACAACTAGAAATTTATTGATTTATTGCCAATTTTTTAAAAATGGTAGCCGTTCAATAGAGGAATTTATTGAATTATTATCGGGCAATATCGGAGAAAGCCTGTGATGGTAACTCCGAGATAAACTTAATAATAATATATTAAGTCATCGTACAGCATAGAAAGTGAAACTGTTAATAGAATATAATCTTTCCACGAGTGTCCGACATCTAGAACAGATGAAAATATATGCGGGGCTTACATTAACTAGAAGTGTAAGAAGTTAGGATAAAAAGCCTAACGATAACAAAACTGAAAACTCGAATAGCATTAATGATTTTTGCTAAAACATTAGCAAAAAATCCTAATACTGTTATTAGAGTCGTTGTTCCTACTAAAGTCTTAAAAGATCAGTGGGAAGAGCGAATTGAAGAATATCAGTTAGAAGGAGACATTAAGGTAATAGTATTAAACACAGCAGCCAAAAAACCATTTTATTGTGATTTGCTGACGCTCGACGAGGCACACAAATGTTGTGCTGAACAGATGGCTCAGCTTTTTCAGCAAACCAAACCAAAATGGATTTTAGGTCTTACTGCTACTTACGAGAGATTGGATGGGAGAGAGAAATTAGTTCTTGATAAATACTGTCCAGTCTGTGATACTATTACTATAGAAGAAGCCTTAACTAACGGATGGCTAGCTCCATATAAAGAGTATAAAGTTCTGATTGATGTAGATTTATCTACTTACAGAAAAGTTAACGCAGAGTTTAATCAACACTTCGCCTTTTTTGGATACGATTTCAAAACGGCGATGGATTGTGCCACGAATGTGTTCGCACAACAAAAGGTAGCAAAAGCAGTTAACTGCTCGCTAAAAGAAGTGAAAGCTCATGCGTATGGGTGGATGAGAGCACTGCAATTTCGAAAAAAATTTATAGCTGATCATCCAAAAAAGATTGAAATTGCAAAGAGGATTATTGAGGCAAGAAAAGATAAAAAAATCATTACTTTCAATACAAGTATAGCCCAATGTAAAAAATATGGTATGGGTTATGTTATCCATTCTGATAATAAGAAAAAAGAAAATCAAGCTATTCTAGAAGAATTTTCCCACTGTCAAAGCGGTGTGGTTCACAGTAGTAAAATGCTAATAGAAGGCTTAGATTGCCCTGGACTTAGTATTGGTATTGTAACAGGGTTCACATCTTCGCAATGTGCTCACTGTCAATTAATTGGACGAGTAATTCGGGCTGAACCCAACAAACAAGCAGAGGTTTTTATGCTAGTTTTAAGGGGAACAGTAGAAGAAAACTGGGCGAAAAAAGCCACAGAAAATCAGAGTGTAATTGAAATTAATGAAGAAGAGTTAAATAAAGTTCTTAATAATGAAAACTTAGATAAAGAAGCAAAAAAACAAGAAGTTTTTAAACACGATTTATTACGGTTCTAACTCATAAGTAACAGGAAGGAGGCTAACGCTATTACACTTCCCTGAATGATTACGAATCATTCTTATTTATGAAAAAATTAGAATTAAGTATTGATCGAGAAATTGAATTTATGATAAAATATGAATTAACTTCTGATGAGTTATTTCTAATGAAGTTAATCTGGTTTGCCCAAGACGGGCATCCGGAATATTTTTCTAAGTTCTTTTCTCAAGCACAGCTAGGTAATGGTATTATTGAATTACTAACTAGCCTGCAAACTAAAGGGATTATAAACCAAACTTATAAAATCCCAGAGAAAGGAGATCATTTCCTTTCTAAAATTAATGATGTAGATTTTAATAAAAATGTATTAAAGTCGTTTATGCAACACTCCCAAGATTTGGGAATGGAATTATTTGAGAATTATCCTGCATTTACTACTATCAATGGTAGAGTATTTAGCCTTAGAAATATAACAAAACTATATCACAGTCTAGACGAAATGTGCTGGGCTTATGGTAAAAGTATTAAATGGAACCCTGCTAAGCATTTAGAGGTTCTAGAAATGTTAGATTGGGCTAAAGAAACAAATAACTTACAAAATGGTATTTGTGCTTTTATTGAAGAAAGACAGTGGGAAATGTTAGAGCAGGTGAGAGATGGTGAAACTGATACGTTTAATACTTATGAATTGGCTAATATATGATTGTAGAAAGCTTATTGGAGAGTATTGAACGTGGTAAACAAGGATTGAACGTAGGCCTATCTACTGGATTGCCTATTTTTGACTCGTTAAGTTTTGGAGTTCAAAGAAGATGGCTGACAGTGTGGGCTGGCGACTCAGGTGAAATTTTTAGATTTTTTAATTTGCATATATTAGATATTTTTTGTATTTTTGCAAAAAATTATGATATATGATAAAATTAGACAAATCAATAATTGATCAAATAGAACCTTTATATGTTAAACTAGGTTCGGCAGAAAAAGTTGCCAAAGTTCTTAATATTGGAGCAACAACTACAGTACGTTATTTAAAAAAGTTAAATTATAGTTTTGCAGATAAAAACCGAAAAAGTTTAATCTCTTATTCAGATGCACTGATGGAATTTAAACTATGGCCAGATTCTTTAACTACATTTTGTAAAAAATGGCATCTGTGCTTAAGTCATTTTACAAAATATTTAAAAAAGAATGGAGTTTTTGTTGTTAATCATCAAAATGAACTAAAATTTAATGAAAATATTTTTGACGTAATTGATACTGAAGAAAAAGCATATTGGCTAGGATTTTTATTTGCTGATGGTTATATTAGTAGCAAACAAAATAAAAAGACAGATTACCAGTTTGAGTTATCATTAAAAGGCGAAGACGTAAATCATCTACATAAATTTAATCAATTTATGGGGCATAAATACGATAATGTAAAAATAGGTAATGTAAAATGTAATGGTAAAATATTTACTAGATGCAGATGGGGAGTAAGAAATCGTCATCTGTGGGAAACCCTCAACTCATATGGCTGTACACCTAGAAAATCATTAACATTACAGTTTCCTGATATTAATATCTTTCAGTCAGAAGATCTAATAAGACATTTTATTAGAGGGTATTTCGATGGAGATGGATGTGTATCTTGGTATAATAAGAAACACACCGCGCCTAGTATATCTATTTTAAGTACCGAATCGTTTTTAGAGCATATTCGAGAATATTCTAAAATTTGGGGTTCAATATATTTGGCTAGTAAACGGAATGTTTTTGTTTATAACGTTTCTTCTAGCAAACGTGGCTTAAAATTTCTTCATTATATGTATGACAATGCTTCAATATATTTAGATCGAAAATTTGATCGATATCTTTATTTTTGCCGTTTAGAGGAGCAATCTTCTAAATTATTACAGAGTAATATCGGTGAAAGCTGAGACGCTAATACCGAGATAATCTAACAAATTGCGAAAGGTTGTTAGACATCGTAACGCATAGAGAGTGAATAAATATAATCTCTCCACGAGTACTCTGCATCCTTATAGGATGAAAATATATGCTGGACTATAGCAAAATGAAGCTATAGAAGTTGAGATAAAAAATTCAACGATAACAAAATCGAGCGGCAAGAGTTCACTTGTTTTATATAGTCAAATTTATCAACCTTTTCAACAGCACTGTGAAAATCCTGATATAGATTTGCACTTTCTTATTTTCTCGTTTGAGATGAGTGCAGAAGTTCTACTAGCAAAACTTCTATCTATTTACTTATATGAGACTTATAATAAAATTTTGTCTTATGGTAAAATTTTATCTCTTACTGAACCTTTAACTGACGAGGAGTTTGACTTAATTAAAAAAGCAACGCCGTGGTTAGAAAAGTTCGAGTCTTTATGTGAAGTAATAGATAAACCAGTTCCTGCAAAAGGATTATATGCTATTTGTAAAGAATGGAGTAAAAACTTTGGAACTTATCAGGAAACAACAACAGATGCTGGTTATGTAAAAGAAAACTATATTCCAAATAATCCCGAACAGTATCTAATTATAGTAGTTGATCATATTAAATTACTTTCAGTTAGTAGCGGGCACACTTCTAAACAGGAAATTGATGAGGCTTGTGATTATCTTATAAGCCTTAGAAACAAGTGTAATTTTACGGTTAATATTGTTCAACAGTTTAATCGTAACTTTAAATCCATGGACCGTAGAAATAGTGAAAATTTCTTACCATCGTTAGAGGATAAACACAGTTTTATACAAATAGTGGTAAAAATCAAATAAAAACAATTAAAATAACGATTTAATATAATTTAACTATAGTTTTAATTAATCTTGTTTTATATCATAATAATTTTTTAATTTTGTCCTAAAATTGAAAATATATGAATAGAACAGAACTAATTAAAAAAGTAGAAGAATTAAATAAAGCGTCTATTTCAGATGCTCAAATTAGTCGACAATTAAATGTTAATGAATCGATGGTTAGAACCATTAGACTTTCTTTGCAGTTACCTGTTAGAAATCGAACTCACATTACTGATGATGAGGTAAAACAAGGAGTAGAAGATGGATTAAGTTATACTGCTATTGCACGTAAGTATCATACTTCTGAAGCTCAAGTTCGAAGAAGAGTTCAAAAACTAAATTTAGTTGTCATAACTGATACTCAAGCATTTGATAGTAAAATTAAATCGTTTATTGACCAAGGATTAAATATAAAAGAAATAAGTGAAAAACTGAGTGTGTCACGTAGAGATAGAATCTGGGCTTCGGTTAAGCGTTTAAATCTATTTGACTCTTTTTATGAGAACAATAAAAAGTTAACAGCTATATGTAAGGTTAATAAAAGTGAATTTATTTCTAAACATGCAGAAGGTTTAACAGATACTGAATTATCAGACTTTTTTGGCATTTCAATTACTACTGTTAAAAAATATCGAAAGAAATATAATTTATCAATTAACACACAGTATAGAATATTGAACATTGAAGATTTTACTGAAGAAGAGTTTCAAGTATTATATGGTACTATTCTCGGAGACTCGCACCTTAGTAACAGAGACAGAAACATTTCAGGATCTATGGCACATTGTGTTCAACAAAAAGAGTTTATTGAGTATAAACACCATATGTTACAGAGATTTACTACGAACATAAAAGAGAAAATAGTATTTGATAAGAGATTTAAAAATCCGGAGTATCATACGTATTATATGTATATTAGGGCTAGTAAAGCATTAAATAAGTTATATCCTAAAGTTTATTGTAATAAAGTTAAATATATTAATAAAGAATTATTATATAAACTAACAGGATTAGGCATTGCTACTTGGTATATGGATGATGGCTCTAATGAGCATTATGGTTATATCTTTTGTACAAATGGTTTTTCACGACAAGATGTTCTATTAATTCAACAGTTTTTTAAGGAAAAATTTGATATAAATACAACTATTCGAAAAGACAATGTACTCTATATTAAAGCAGATTCTAAGCAAAAATTTAAAGATTTAGTTTCTCCCTATATTATAGAGTCCATGAAATACAAACTATAAGTCCTCTTAAAATCGGGTTAAAAAGAGAAAACCTTTTAAAAAAGGCAACTCTTTACCAAGCGTATATTTAAATGATATACGAAGGTCAAACGACTAACTAGTGAAACTATTTTAATAGAATATAATCTAGACACGAAATCCCGATACCTGTGAAGGTAAAGATATAGTCTCATCTGCAAATATATATAAAATTGCAGAAATATCGGATAAAGAGCCGGTATATAAAGAAAATGTTAAGTGATAGTTCTGGACCAGCTCAGAGTGCAGAGACAGTTATTGCTATTTATTATCCGTATCGAGAAAAACGTTCTCGTTGTGAAGGTTACGATATTAGGCAGTTAAAAGACCGTGGTAGAATGCCATTGATCTTGAAAAACAGATTTGGAGTAGCTGACAAAATGGTAATGACTTCGTTCTTTGGTGAAGTTGGTATTTGGAAAGAATTACCACCACCTCAAGACATAAACGACTATGAAAAATACACAAAACTTTAAGATATTTTAAATAAGATCTTTGAATTTTTTAATTATTTTTATTAATATGGCATCAAATTTAATTTGTATTGCAGGATTTTCTAACACTGGTAAAAGCTCATCAATTAAATATCTTAACCCAGCAGAAACTATGATTATTAGTTGTACTAATAAGCAGTTGCAAATCCCTGGTTTTCGTAAGAAATATCAGAAAGTTCATCCTGATAATGGTAAACTGGTTGGCAATTGGTTTGTTAGTAACGATTATATACAAATAAATAAAATCTTAAATATTGTATCACAAACTCGTCCTGATATTCATACTATTGTTATTGATGATATTAATTATTGTTTGAGTAATGAGATTATGCAAAATGCCTTAACAAAAGGTTTTGAGAAATTTACTACTCAGGCAAAAAATTATTATGATCTAATTCAAGCAGCTTCTGCTTTGCGTGATGATCTAACAGTAGTATTGATTTCCCATATCGTTAATGACGGAACGGATGTTGATCCTCAGTATAAGTTGTATTCTAGCGGTAAGATGCTAGATCGAACGGTTAATATTGATGGATTGTTCAGTTATATTCTTTATGCAGAGCGTTCAGTAGATGACGAAGGAAACGTTCAGTATCGATTTAAGACTCGAACAGACGGTAATGACACTTGTCGTTCAGTAGCAGGTTGCTTTGAGGATAAGTATATTGAACCTAATCTGCAAAAAGTCATTGATCGTATTAACGAGTTTGAAAATGGCGAAGAGTGATTTTGACGTAACCATTTTAGAAGGTTCTGTTAAATTATCTGATGCTGCTGTAATCATATTAGAAGCCTCACCAGGTGATAGGATTTCTATTGATTACACTAAGCGAGAAGGTAAGTTGGTTCCTGTAATCCATAAAACTGCAACTGGAAAAAAACTCTCTAAGCAAAACACTTTCATCTTAAAGGGAAAAGATAGAGATTTTCTTCTTCAGTACGGTGATGGTTTTATGCTGGATATAGAATCGGGTTGTTTACAAGGTAACCATCCTTTTAAGGTTTACACGGATCCTTCTGCAGCCGTTGAAGAATACAAAAATGAAAATTATTTAGATATGTCAATTATAGAAGATACAAATTATAATATCAAGAAATTTACTAAATTTGAATTATGATTAGTTTTGATTTTGGAACAACTGCCGATAATAGACCAAAACGTTTGAAACCCAATGAGATCCACACCGTTCATTTTGACGGTTGTGAGGCTCGTGATATTACTAGTACTAGTGATCCCGATCGTAAGTTTAAGGTCTTGGATATTAAGTTCTCTAATGATGAGGGAACTTTTACTCATACTATCTTTGAGCCTACTGAAAATGATTTGACTCGTCCTAAAAATCAGTGGGGTGATGGAGCTTCTAATTTTGAGTCTATGATGTTGCTTCTTAAGCACTTGATTGACGCAGTTAATCCTACTCTTGGAAATAAGATTAATAAGAAAGAAGCTTCTTTGAAAGCACCTAATTGGGATGCTCTCCGTCAGTTGATGGTAAAAGCTACTGAGTCAGGTAAAGGAACGGAAGTTCAAATTAAGCTGCTTGAGAAAGTAAATAAAAATGGCTATCACGAAGCTGTTTTCCCTCGATATTTTGCAAATGTTTATGACGGTAATGCTCGACTGACTAATCCGTTTATTGGAAAAGGTTTAACTTTCACAGCTGCTGAAATGAAACGTATTCAAGATGCTCAAAAGGCACAACCGAAACCAGTAGAGACTATTCCGTCTGTTACTGATAACGTTCAAGGTGGGGAAACTCCTAAGAAAGAAGATCCATTTAGCAACTGGGGTGATATGCCATTCTGATGACTTTTGAAATAACTGCAACACCACCTAAAATCACAAAAGATTTCTTACTGTCTCAAAATAGTGAAGAGACTTATATGTCCACTTATCTAGGTATTCCAGTAAGGAAAGGATTATTTATTAGCCCTTTACGAAAAGATCATAAACCAACCGCTTCTTTCTATAGAAACAAAAAGCAAGAACTAATATTTCACGATTTTGGAATAGGGTTTCATGGTAATTTTATAGATGTAGTTAAGTTTATAAATCAGTGTGATTATAGGCAGGCTTTGCATATTATTGCAGAAGACTTTCATTATATAGAAAAAGAATCTGATAGACCTTCTATTAGGATTAAGACAACAGACGTAAAGATTGAAGAAAAGACTGACACTACCATACAAATAGAGCCTCAACCTTTTCAGGATTATGAGCTCAAATGGTGGCAATCTTTTGGAATCCAGGAAAAGACCTTGAAGAAATTTAAGGTCTTTTCTTGTAAGTCTGTTTTCTTAAATAGCATTTATTATAAATCCTCTACTCCTAGAAGTATGGCTTTCGGATACTATGGAGGAAAACGGAACGGGAATGAGTTGTGGAGAATCTACTTCCCTCAGAACCATACCTATCGTTTTCTTTCTAACTGGCCTAAAACAATTATACAAGGTATTAGGCAATTACCAAAAGACCTAAATGATCAACTGGTTATCACTAAGTCGTTAAAAGATACTATGATCTTATACGAAAGCGGAATACCAGCAATAGCACCGTGTAGTGAGACTGTTATTATACAGCAGGCTCAAATGTCTAAACTATACAATTTAGCTTCTAATATTATATATATAGGAGATAATGATCTCCCTGGAGTAAAAGGAGCCCATAAATATAAGAAACTATATCCGTTTATCAGATGTGTTTTTATTAAGCGGAAATATGCAAAGGATATGTCTGACTTATATAAATTTGTCGGACAAACAGATTTCAATGAAGCAATAGAAGAACTAAAAGAAATTTTTAATGAGAAAGAAAAAAGGGAAACAAAACACTTCTGGGTCTTCTAAAGCTTCTATAACTGGGAAAAGATCCAGACAACGAGGACACTCTTATGAGCGAAAACTCGTAAATGAACTGAAAGAAATTACTGGTAATGATAATATAAAAACAAGTAGGCAAGAATCTAAATCGTTAGATTGTAACAAGATAGATATATATGACGGTGATAATGTGTTGAATTTTTACGTTCAAGCTAAATCTACTCAAGCCACTCCTCAGATTAAGAAAATTAATGCTGAAGTAGGTTTGAAAGACAAACCGTTAGCTATCTTTTGGAACGCTCAAGAACCTAGAGAATCTAAACAAGTCTCTGTAGGTGAATATGTTATCATACCGAAATCTTTCTTTTATGATTTAATTAAAATGCAATACTAATCTATGAATGATATACAATTTAAACTCCCATTAAATGGTGGAAACGCTACAAGAGGAGAAAGACGTATTGAAGAAGTATTACAGAAAGTAACACAGAATTTAAATACTTTTTATAACCGAGAAGTAAAAATTGGTTATTTTGCAGGTAAAAGACGAAGAGCTGATTTCGCTTTTAACTATCAAGGAAAAACTTTTTTAATAGAGTTTGATGGTATCCAGCATAGTCGCCCAATAGAACAGTTAGGTGGGATAGCTGGTTATAAAGAAACCAAAGCTAGAGATAGATGGGAAAATTTAACTTACTGCCCTCAGAATAATATTTGCCTTATTAGATATAAAGTCTTTCGTGATGAACAGGGGAAGCTGCTAAATTTCATTACTCCAGAAAGAGTAATGGAAGATATTAAAAAGGCTATAAACTGTAAATATGTGCAGAATGGTATTTCTTATGGGAGAAAACGTTTGAAAATAGCTAGTGATTTAGACGATTGCTGTTTTGATTTTATAAATCCTTTTAATGAAAAATTTAAGTGTAACATCTCTAACTTACCTCAACCCATAATTTCAGATTATGTGTTGCAACTTCGTTTAGATCGAGACTTTTGGAGTAATCTACCATTACTAGAAAAGCCTGATTTCACTCCCGAACTATACTGTACTAAACGCATTAATAGCAAGGCTTATACTAGAGCCTGTTTACGTAAGCACCATTTACCGATTAGACCTATTAGTCAAATCACTAGTCAACAAGGTAATAAGGCTAGATATATTAAAAATAAATGTGATGTTTTAATAGATGACTCTTGGTTTAATGTGCAGCAATGTCTGTCAGTAGGGTTCCCAGCCCTTCTAATTACTAGAGAGCATAATAAGCATATTAATACACCTTATCGAGTTAACCATCTAAAATATCAAGAAATAGCAAAGAAATATTATGAACTGTTTTGATAATTATAAAGTTAAATTTCTAAATATCTGTGGCGGTGACATCCCTGATTCCGAATATTTTGCTATTCCTGGCATTAGTAATTCTAAGCTTAAACTGATAGATCCATTAGAAGGCGGATCTCCTGAGACTTATCTAAAAGGCTTTCCTAAGACTTATAATGTAAGCCTCGCTACGGGTAGCGCAGTCCATCAAATGCTACTTCAGCCAGAAAGTTTTATTCTATCAGACTATGAAGGGAAACCTAGCGCTAAATTAGGCTATTTTATAGATTGTGTTTATGAGTTCAGACATAAAGGTCATACCATCGAGGATGCCGTTTATTTGGCTTCTGAGAAGGCTGACTATTATTCTGGTAAGTTTACCCATAACATATTTAAAAAGGCTGTAAAAGCAGGATTAGACTATTATTTAAGGCGTCTACGAGGAGAGTTTCGTGAGAGCGATATCGTATTACCTAAAGCTCAATTGGAAGCCTGCAAATCGTGTTTAAATTCACTGAAAAACAATCAATCTGTTAAACAGCTTTTGTCTGAAAATCTGTTAGAACCAAAGCAGTTTCTAAACGAGATAGCACTATTTTCTGATATAGAGATTACCTTTCCTGATGGAGAAACCCACACCATTCCTTTCAAAGGTAAATTAGACCAAGTAATAATAGATCCTGAGAAAAAACTGATTTATCTTAATGATCTGAAAACTACTTCTAAATCTTGTGAAGTATTTATGGGAGGGATGTATGAAGGAGAATGGTTTAATGGGTCATTCCAGAAGCTACACTATATGAGGCAATTCACGTGTTACCTTTTAATGTTACAGATGTATTGTGAGCAAGTTTTAAATCTTACTGACTATAATTATATGTGTAATGTAATAGTAGTAGAGACAACTGGAGAAAATAGAGCGAAAGTTTATCCGATAAACAACTCCTATATTCAGTATGGAGCTAAGGAGTTTAAAGAGTTAATTTGTAGAGTAGCATGGCATGAACGATATGGATTCGATAAAACCATTGAAGAAAGGATTGATTGATTTAAATAATATGACTGAAGGAATGAAAGTGCAACTATATGCCACTTGTTTTTCGTCTATGACTAATACGGCAGCTAGTTTTGAGCATAAAATAGAGCTCTTACAACTAATCTGTATATTAACACAAAAGATGAAAAAAGCTTTCCCTGAAGATTTTAAAGGGGCTAAGGATGTCCTATTAAAATATGTCTATCAAAATCAACCAATAGAAAATTACGGAGATGAAGAATATGTAACTAGTTTGTGGATTATTTGTGATGATTTACTATATGGTGTCGACGAAATACCAGTTCCAGAAACTTACCATAACCCAAAAGAGATTAGAAACAAAATAATAGAATTAATAGCAGAATGGCTACCGATATAATTATAAATGGAGAATCTATTACCTTACCCGAACCACCCAGAACAAATGAAGAGTTTTCCTCATGGATGGATCAAGGAGATGGATATACTCCTGTTGTTAAGCTTACTATTAGACCTAAATTACCGTCAGGAGTATATCGAGTAGTTATCCACCAAGATGACTATAAAATAGTTCCTGTTGAGTTAAATACAGATCAATTATACCCCTTTTCTGAAGGTTTTATTAATACTGTTTTAACAGAAGTAGAAAAGTTTTGGAGTAAAGCTGATATGTATGAGGCTAATAGACTTGTTCATAAACGTGGATTATTATTATGTGGTCCTGCAGGTTGTGGTAAAACTTCCCTTATTGCGCTACTAATTAAACAATTAGTAGAAAAAGATGGTTTAGTGTTTCTAGCACGTAATGCAGAGGATTTTGGATTAATGATTGAAGCTATGAAATTTATAATCAGAGAAATAGAACCAGATCGCCCTATTATATCTGTAATAGAAGATGTTGATAAAATTATTGATGCTCTAGGTTCTGACTCTGATTTATTAACTTTTATGGATGGCGGACTATCTATCGATCACCATATGATTATTTTAACCAGCAACGATACAACTTGTTTATCTGACGCACTATTACGTCCATCACGTATCGATATGCGTTATGAAATACCGAAACCAACAAAGGCTATCAGAAAAGAGTTTTTTGTTAAAAAAGGATTATCAGAAGAGACTGCAATACAATACGCAGATTTAACAAATAACATGTCGTTAGCTGACTTAAAAGAAGTATTTATAGGAACACAAATCTTAGATAAACCAATAGATACTATTATCACTCAGTTACGTAATCCACATACAAATAAAGATTATTTAAACACTACTAAAAAAGTGAATATTTAATGGATACACTACAATTAAGAGAGTGTGTAGGTTATACAAAAGAAGAAGCCTTTAAAAATCTAGAGTTTAACCCAAACACAGAGTTTCTTAGAGGTAATAACTGCACACAAGCGTGGATTTCAGAAGGAAAACCTACTCCTGGAACTATGCCGTTTAAGAATTTTGCAATTAAACAGCTAGAAACTAAAACTAAAATGAAGCCTGGCTATGGCTTATATATTACTCTTGAATCAGCAGTGGCTAATAGTCGTAAAAGACCATATACAGTTATTAGCCCAAAAGTAACTACTACTCGGCACTGGAGTAATATTATGTATATGATTATAGAAGCTGAAATAGATGTTAAATCATTACCAGAAAAGGATCTAGATGATGAAGGTAATGAAATAGAAATAGGCGAGTATGCAGATATTACTATCTTAAATCGATATAATGTAATATGTATGTGCGACTCTCTAAATGAAGCTAAACAACGAATGAAAGAACTTACTACCGAAACTAGTAAGGATTATGTTGCTTTAGCTGTTAAGGTTCCTGATTTATGCCCAGAAGCAGCCTATTGTATTTATACTCCCAGTGTTAACGCAAAGAAGGGCAAATATCTAGCTTTTGGTATTGTAACTAATTTTACCGCTGATGATTGAGGAATTGTCTACACTATTACAAGGTAAACAAACTACCATAAAGAACTGTAATTATTTTTCTGCAGAAGCTTATATACGCCCTTTCTTAGAGCGTATGGAAGCTCTGCATGCACAGATTAATTGCTTAGCAAAAGCACCTGAGCAATTATCTATTACTAATGGACAACCGGATTTTGTTTACAATAAAGTCCATATCCAAGCAGTTCTACCTCCAGAGTTTTATGAGCATGATCACTGGAGAGCAGTAATGGGAATGTGTTACGGCTTAGACTGTAAAGTTCCTATAGCTAAGTTCTATATAGCAGATATTAATCCAAGTGGATTAATTACCTCTTTTAGTCCTGAAGCACTAAAGGTCCAAAAAATAGAGTCTGACACTAGTTTAGACTATTCTGTTATACAGCCACTTTTTACAGTACCTAATATCAATGGTAATATGTTAGACCAGTTGAAAAACGTCTTTCTCAGCCGAGAAGAACTACAAGAGAAATTAGGATCCTGGATAGACTATGCAATAGAAGGTTCTTTTACTAATGAAGGTGGGAAAATAAAAATACCCACTTCTATGCCAATAGATGTCTATAAAGCTATTACTAAAAATAAAGACTCTGAGTTTTATGTTCCATCTACGGAACAAGTTAGTCTCTATCAAATATATATGGCTTTTCTAGATATTATCTGTAAAGACGATAAAGATATTATTAATCGTTTTGAGAAAACTATTTTAATTAACCGTTTATTACAACTACAATGATTTTAACAGAAAGACATATTCGCAAATGCGTTAACAATTTGTTAATGGGAGTTTATAGTGGAGATCGATATAGTATTCGCACTACACTAAATAGTGCTTCGTTTACTGTATATATTTACGATAAAGAAAATGACCTAGAAATTTTACTTATCGCGGATATAGATTGTCGAGACATATTACATCCTATACACACAATCCGAGCTTCTGTTTCTAATAAGAATAATCATTATATTTATAATGATCGTTCAGAAGACCAGTTGCATAAAAATAAAACTGTTCAAGATCAGGTTTTATACGATACTTTACGAGCGTGGGCTGTTCAACGTATAAAAGAAGATTTTACTATCTTAGATGAAAAAGCGATTACTTTATTTAAATTATCGGAATGAAAGTAATTAAAAGAACTGGAGAAATTGTTGAGTTTGATTTTTCTAAAATAGAAACAGCTATTGCTAAAGCAGCTAAAAGCTGTGGAAAAGAAGTCACTGAGGGTGTTCATGAAGAAGATTTTCAATTTGATCAGAATCCCGTTCCAGTTGAGTTAATTCAAGATGCTGTTGAAAAATGGCTAATGAAAACAGAGCATTATGAAATTGC